AAACACTCAAAATTTTGAGTGTTTTCTATCTCCAACTCTAATCAAGCGTCATACTTTGAGTAGTCAACGCCATCAATCCAACCTTGAACAATACGGATCAACCGAACTATGATTCTACCTAAGAAACCATAAAAGATACCTGCAAACCACATAGCACCTGCGCAACATACACACATAAACGAAAATATCAACCATTCATAAGTGGTTTTCCATGTTAGCAAGAATACAAAACCACTAATAATTGCTCCTGCCCAAAAAATCTTAGTCAGCACATCTGACGTGATGAAGGTAAAAAACCACCAAATAGGCAATGTTCCGTAATACCAAATTTTAGATAATAGCTCTCTCATATCATTTCCCCCAATCTTTCTTAATCGGCTTGTTAGCCACAATAGAATTATGACTTGATTTCTTATAATTGTCTCCTGAGCGCTTCACGCTTACAGCTAAAAATCCTGCAATAGTTGAATCAATAAATCTTCCTAACATAATAGTACCTCTTTTCTTAAATAACTCTTTCTTTTCTTTACGCCATCATTAAATCACAAAAACATTATTTTGTCAAGTGTTTCTATTATCTTTTTGTGTTGGAATACTATTTTTTTGTGTGTCTTGATTATTTTTCGATATTTCTTTTTTAAAAGCAAAAAAAGAAAAGAGAGGATTTACCTCTCTTTTCTTAGCCTACTGACTTAGCTTTACTTGTCACCTTATAACCTTCTGATGATGGATTCCAAAATTCATAGTTATTTGCTCTTTGGTTATCCTTGGTTATGTATGAGTAATCCCATGAGTATCTTTCTCCATTTCCTTCACCTGAAAATCCTGTTACATTTTGTTCTACAATCAGAATATCTCCGTTGTCAAAAACATGACTTACAATAGCAACGTGATTAGGAGTTAGAGAAACAATATCTCCGCTTGTAGGTGTCTTGGTTGTACTCTTACCAAATTTAGAAGCGCCCTGTTTAGCCATTTCCACACCATTTCCTGTCATACCATGAGAATCGCCCATTGGTTTTCCGTCTTTCTCCCACAATGCTCCAAAACAAGCACTTGCAAAAGTCGTACATTGGTCGTAAATTCCACTTGCAATATAGGCAGACGCACCGTCCCAACCTTCTTTTGAGTGCCATTTCAGACCAATACTTGTTGGATCAAGAGCATACTGTTTCATTTCGTCAGGTAAATCATCTTTTTTCCACCACATATTGGAAGTGTAGCTTGTAGAGCCACCTGCTTTTTGCCAACCATCACCACCAGAACTACTGTTAGGATCGCCACAAACTGCTGTACCTCTATGAGCGCCCATCTTAGCCCCAACTGCCTTATCTTTACTTTCAGCAATAGAGCCTTTTTTAAATGGTGTCTTTCCATATTTTGCAATAGCCTTCTCGTCTAACCACTTAAGTTGTTCTCCGTATTGGTCGTACATTTTGTTCAACACAACCTGATAAGTTGAATCTGTCGCCCAACCACCTTCTGCAATAGCTTTAAAGACTGCTTTTGCGTCTGTGTTGTTGATAGCACCGTCATAGAGTGTCTGACGTGCCATAAATTCAGCCTTACCAACAATACCTGCGTCAAAGCTCTTGAAATAAGTATAAGAGCCACCTGTATTATCTCCAACTGTAGTTCCTGCACCTGAAAATGAAACTGCGTCTTTACCATATAGTTTCATTGTCTCTGAGAAGTCCTCTAGTTTTGAGACCTTAACCCCACCCATGTTATGTGCCTGACCGAATGAAGGTACGCTCTCATTGAAGCTAGTCTCAATCATAGTCTGAATGATCGAGGCAGAAGGTAAGAAGCCACCCACGCGCCAACTTTCAATATAGGCTTGTTCATGTTTTTTAGCAAATTCATTCAACATTGTTGCTGTATCTTTACTACCAGAAGTAGAGGTGCTGTTTTCTGTTGAACTATTTGTGCCTTTTACACGTTCTGAACTATCATTGTAAGCACATTTAGGTTTACATTTCGTTTCGACTTTCTCAACATCATCTTCACTAAAGTTTGTTGAACCTGAGTAACGATAAACATATACCGTTTGATGATCCGTTGCTTCATCACGATACTTAGAGTAATTGTCACGCGCTATACCATTGTGTCCACCTGAACTATGAATAATAGTCTCATTGTCATACATAATCATAGTATGCCCAAGGTTGCCACCAGAAGAACCCTTAGTCCCCCAGATGATAATATCGCCTTTTTTGACCTCTTTTACATCTGATTTATCTCCCCATTTTCCTTCATGAACCTTTGTGAAGCCATTTTGTAAAAGCCACTCATGTTCTGTTTCAGTTGATACGGGATAATCTCCTGCTGTTCTTCCTGCTCCACCTGCTACAAGAGCCATGTATATTGCAGAAGAACAGTCATATTGTAGAGGCCCTTTTCTACTTCCTGCGTCCTGACTGTATGTAACTTTACCTTCTCTTTCTTCAAACCACTTAATAGCAACTTTAAGGTCAATCTTAGTTCCCTTTTTGTTGCCATCTTCCGCAGATATTTTTACCTTTTTATCTTGGGAAATGTTTGAGCCACCCCAAGAAGATACTTTCTTAGAATCGCCCTCAATCTTATCTAGTTCAAAGACCTTGTAGGCTTTTTCAGAAGCGTCTTTACGAGCTTGTAAGCTATTTGCTAAAGCTCCTGCGTCTGGACGTTCATATAAGTTCGCCCAATCTTCCGCAGACTGAGAAGGACTAGTGTTCTTTTTGTTGATATACGCTAGTACAGATTGAGGTTCTGAGTAAAGAACAAACTCCCCTTGGTTTTTCGCAGACCATTTACCATCAAAACCACTCCAACTTGTATATTTGCTAGAAGGGTTAAACCGATATAGTCCACCACTGTCCCCACCTTCTTCTAATAAGTCTAGTGTAAAGGTTGTGTTCTCAGCGCCACCAATATTACCAATGATCCCAGCAATTTCAACACCTGAAAGACCTTTTTCCTTCCAAAATTCAATGGTATCTAGGGCGTTTTGATAAGCCTTAGTTCCTTTTTTCGTCCACTCTGTATCTTGAAGTGTTTCTGCTGATACCTTACTGGAACTAGAGTTGTCTTTATTATTTCCTGATTTGTTTCTAGCTTTCGCGTCTTGGTTTACGCCACAATCGTCATCAGGAGAATAAGAGTAGTGAACATCAGCATAAGCAATTATTCCATCACTAATAACAGGGATCGCCCCTGATGTATGTATTACATTCGCTAAGAATAACGTCAAAACCAAAGCTGATTTGCTCGTTATCCTAGACCTTTTCTTTTTTTCTTGATGATAGGAAATTCTTACAATTTTGTGTTTTGTCATTAAAATAAATCACCTTTTGATTATTTTTTTGTGCATTTTGACATGGTTTTGTAATCTCTTGACTACATCAAGTTTTATCAATGTTGAATCTGGATATTTCCTACTAGAATAGAGAACTGAACTTGGTTCATTTCTTCGCTGTAGCTTCCTGCAACCGTTACAGAATGATTATCCGTTTTCCTAACCATATCAACTGCAAATTGATAGATATTTTCATAATTACTCTTAGTAGTAGTGAGTGTATCTATCTTAATTTCATAGCCTGCATTAAGGGCTTGGTGCATTACCTGTACCATATCGTTTGTGGTAGGGCTATAACCACCTTGAACGCTACCTACATTCTCAGGATTTTTCTTCAATCCCTCAATCGCTCTCTCAATACCTGCTTTAACTTTATCCTTCTTTTCCCCTGAAATTTCTTCTGTTGGCTTCTCTAACTTCTCAACCGCTCTTGCGTGAGTGTCATTGTAGTAAGAAGCACTTTGCTCTGAGCTTTCAGTAGTTGATGAAGGTTCAGTAGTTGCTACTGTTCCTGTACTTTCCTTTAGTTCAAAGTTTGCTTCTTCATTTGGTTTAGGAGATAACAGGAAAAAGGTTGTTACCCCAATAGCAAGAACGCCAACAACTGAAAGAGACCAGATTACCTTGGAACGATTAGATAAATGTTTAAAATACTCAATCATACAGCCACCTGCCTTTAATTATTTTGTGCTTCTAAGCGTACAACAAGCGTATTGATCCATTCTTTATTGAGTGTCAAAGGCTTACCATTGCTATCTTCTTTATCTTTGTTCTTGTCATCTGTTTCTTCAACATACAACTGACCTGTCTCACGATCATAAGTGATAACTTTGTAGAACTTGTTATTAGACGTAAAGTAACCTTTCAGATCCCCATTGTCCTTCTTAGTAAGTGTCTTAATACCCTTAGTAATAGTATCAACGTTCTTCTCATACTCCTCTTTAGTGAGGCTGTATTTCTTTTCTTCTTCTTGCTCTGCTTCCTCTTTGGCTTTTTGTACCTCTGATTGAGCAGTTGAAATCATTTCAGCATTGTATTTTTCATTCCCATTATGAGAAATCCATGCCCAAGCCCCTGAACTTGCCAAAGCAATAACACAAGCTCCTACAAAGATACCATATTTCATGTTAAATTTGTTGTCATTCTCTTTTGGCTTTTTCTCAGGGATTTTAGCTTTCTTATTGCTCTCAGCTTTCTTTTCTTCACGTTCAGCCTTACGCTTTTCTCTCTTTTCTTCTTTTGTAGCAGGCGCTTCATTTAGCCACGCGCTTGGATCAAATGGTTCTTTTGTTTTCTTTGCCATTATTTCTTCCTCTTTCTTTTTAATTTTCAAAATCAATCTGCTCTAATTCCACACCTAATGCCTCTGCAATCCTGCGTTGGTGTTTTGGTAGTGGAATTAAACCTTCTGTTGCCCATTTAGAAACCGACCTTGGGGAGACATCTACAATTTCAGCCAATTCCTTATGACTGATTTTTTTCCATGCCAACCAAGCCCTCAATGGTAGTGCTTTTATTTCCATGTGTTCTCCTTTAGATAATCTTCATTAGTCCTTCATGAGACTTTATTCTCATAACAGAATTATATCACAGAAAAGAAAAAAAGCTAGAGTTTTCTCTAACTTTTTATTTTTGTTCTGGAATACACCTCTTGCCGATAGCCTGTATAACTTCTCTTTGTTCGGTCATAATCGCCCAATGCAAGCCAATTCTTGCGGACGCTCGCAAGTCATTGTGATTGCCATTTTCAGGGAACTTCCATAGGTTCAGCAGTTTTAGGAGTTCATCAGGAACAGTCGTTCTATATTCGTTGTTACTAATCAGCTTTGTGTCAGGAAAACACTTTTGGATCATTTCGATTGTTTGGATAGGGGTATTATCCCTTGCCCTGTCATTCTCTCTGACCGTGAACTTTTCTGTTACAACTACATCATAGACAAGGTTCTTGCCTATTTCATCATACCAAGCCTTAAAATTATCACGTCCATATCCTACTAGCCAATGGTTTATTTCAACCTCGTTGTCTAGTAGGATAATACCTGTTGTGGACGTTTCGTAAAAGTTGGAAGATGGATCAATGGCTAAAATTTTCATAGTTACTTAGTCCTTCCATAAGTCCATAGCTCTTAAAAAATCATCTGAGGCTTCTACATGTCTAAGGTCAGGCAATGTTTCACCATAAGAATCATCATGTAATGCGCGTGCTTGCCCTTCGGTCTGAATGCCTTCAAGAGTCCACTCGTTCAGTATAGTAATGACATAGTTTATACTTTTTGCGTTATTTTGTTTAGCTAAGTGTAAAACGTAGCTTAAAATTTCGTCTTGTGTTTCTATTGGAAATTCTTGAAGTGCCTTTACTAGTAAACTTTGACCTTTCTTAGTCACTCTATGAAAAACTTCTTTTACTTTATCCAAATCAGCAACTACTAGACTTTCTGATTCACTTGATAATTCCTGTTCTAATTCAAGTTCATTACGCAAACTTTTTACTCGTTCAATAGCTTTTGAAATAAGAACTTGTGCTTCTTGTTTGCTTACCAAGTGAGGATTTCCCAACTTGCGTAATAATGACGAGTCGTTTTTTTCAGTAGGATTGAGTTTTTGCAGTTGAACAAACAATTCATTAAGTGTTTTCTGCTGATAATGTGTAGCCTGTAACTTGACTTTTTCAATAGACCAAACTAGCTCAATACCAACAACAGCTCTCCCTTCTTTAATTTGATTAACAATTAAATTCATATCTGTTTTTTCATTAATCTCAGCAATAGCGTCTTTAAGGTGCTTCTGGTTAATGGTATAAAAACGATTCATTGATTTTCCATTCACCCTAAATAATTGCTTTAGTTCTTCAAGGTCGTATTTTACAGAACGAATATCTTGACCACTAAGGATCAATAATTCCTCGTATAGAACTTGCCCAGATGGTGATAATTCTGAAAAGGTCTTTAAATTATATACCAAAGGATTCACCTCTTGAGATTTTAAAACATCTAAGATATATGCCTTCCCCTTATATGGAGTAGTGTTGAAAACCCCAACAAACTTTCCTCTTTCATAATTGAAATAACTAAAAATCCCGATTGAAATTGCTTTACCATTTGGATCATTATTAAAAAATTTTTCGTCAATTAAATCAATATGATTTTCTTGTATAGCTTTTTTATCTCTTGAGATAATTCTCTTATCAAAATAAACATAACTCGAATCAGGAAGTAGTTCTAACAGCTCAGATATTGGTACTTCTGTTACAGCGCTATCTCCATCAATCTCCACGTTTCGTAATGCTAAAGAAAAAATAGCGTTTTGAGTTGGTGTCATTTTGTTAGCCAAATTAGAGAGTTTTAAAATTTTACTTTTAGCTAAGATATTTCTCTCTTTATCTATAAAATCAACAACCATTGGGTTGTCATTAGATTTTATTAACTCAGTATCCTCTTGTTTCATAACATTTCCTTTTTCATCCGTTCTTTTATGACTATATTATACACCCTTTTTTGAAATAAAACAACCTTTTTTAAAAAAAGTTGTTATTCTTTTTTAAAAAAATGAAATAAATCCTTTTATAACAAAGATTAAAAACAATTCCACTTTCTTTTTCCCAACCATTTTATTTTTTAGTTGTATAACGTTTGATAAACCCTGTTTTTAGGTTGTGTAATAAAAAAAATAGAGCAAATCGCATATATTTAAAACCCTGTTTTTAGGTTGTGCAAA